ATGGGTTTGGGTATCGTTCCCGCTGAGTGGCCTTCAAAGCCTCCGGCGGCGTTCGATATCGTCGCCTGTTTCTTCCCTGAATCAGAACCTAAGCCGGACGGATCGATAAAGCTCCGTCCGGCTTTAGTTTTGTCCGTGCTGCGCCGGGCAAGCACAGGTGAAGTTGCCGTGCGCGTCGCCTACGGGACTAAGAACCTGAAACTGATGCATCGCGAACACCTGGACCTTATCATCCAGAACGCATCAGACATGCGCCTCATGGGGTTGGCAGTCGCAACCAGGTTCGATCTCGACCACGTCGCTTTGCTGCCTTGGACCGACACCTTCTTCGGATGCTGGAGTGGCTATCAAACTCCAGTGATCGGCAGCCTTACGCAGGAATACGCCAAGGAGCTGGCTTGGCTGATGCTGAAGCGCGAACAACCCGAGACCTGAGACGCCTTTACCGCCCCACCACACTCCGCTCGATGCAAATGAGCGTTCGCCCGCACTGAGACGAGAACTTGTGACCGGTGAACACCAGCGTCACCAAGGCGGTGACGATGACGATCAGCGCCACCTTGCCGACCTCTTTGGCCCGTCGCCGCGCCTCGATGTTTGCCACGCGCTGCGCGGCCCAGAGCCGGTTGCTGCTATGCCTGGCCATCGCCCTGCCCTCCCTGCGGCGGCTGCTTCAGCAGGCGGCGGCGAAGCTGCCAGAGATCGATGAAGAACCCCGAGACGAGAATGCCGCCGATGCCGATGAGGAAGCCGCCGAGCCCGATGGCCGATTCAGCGTCGACGCCGGTGAGATCGATCACCGGCCGCAGGATCGGCATGATGCTGGGCCCGAGGTAGACGGCGCAGATCGCCCCGACGATGACGCTGATGAGGCCATCGAGCGGCGGTTGCTTGAGCGTCAGCCATCGCACCACGCCGCCCAGCGCACCGGCGAGCGCGAGCTTGGCTGCCGGTGAAAACAGCCAGGAGAAGTTCATGTCCATCAGTCGGCCCCTTCCAGCCCAGCCTTGACGTTGCTGTAGAACCGCGCGCAGCGCGCGATGATGTCGTTTGCGAGGTCGACCTGCCCGCGCTCGAGGCGCAACACGATCACGGCGTTGTCGCCGATCCGCGCCGCTGCGTGTGCGATCTGGCGCCGGCACTCGGCCGGCAGCGGCGGCATCACGACCTCGGCTCGCGCCCGGCCGAGGTCAGCTCCCGCTGCCGTCAGCCGCGCCGAGCCGCTGCACGCCGATAAAGTCGAGATCGTCAGCAGTAAGGCCGCAAGCGGCACGCTCGCCCTCGCCGCGACCCGCAAGACGTTGCGCATAGTGTTCAATCTCCATTTCGAGGACGTCGATGCGCGCCTGCCGGTCATCCTCGGCGGACTGGCTTTCGCGGATGAACTGCTCGGTCGCGAGCTCACCCGCACGGAACCGGCGAAGCTGCTCCTCGGCACGGGCCGCCGCAGCGGTCGCCTCGGTTCGCGAGGTGCAGAGCTCGACCTGCTGGGTGACGACGCGAGGGATCTCGATGCGGTCGACCACCACGCCGCGCGCCAGCCAGCCGCCCACCGCCGCCGGCGCCGCGCCGAGGATCAGCACGGCCACCGGCGAGATGCGCGAGAGGAAGCCCAGCATCAGGCCGCCGCCTTCTCGAACGTGCCGCGCAGGAGCTTGACCGTCGCTTCGTCGAAGGCGCCGGTCTGCGGCAGGTCATTCCACTCCTGGTAGAGCTTGATCGCCGCAGCGGTCTTCGGCCCGATGATGCCGTCGATCGGCCCGAACGCCAGGCCGGTGCGGGCGAGAAGCTTCTGCAGGTAGACCGTGCGGGCGTCGGGACCCGTGACCTTCGTCACGCCGCCATCGACCGTCGGCACGTCGTAGACCTCGCCCCAGGTGCCCTTGATATCGGCAGGCTTGAGACCCTTGCCCGATGCCCAGGGGATCACGTCAAAGCACGGACAGGCCTTGATGTACTCGGCCGGCTCGATGATGCCGTTGCCGTTGCGGTCCGGCGAAAGGTCGCGGTGCCCGCAAAAGGCGATGCCAGCGTAGCGCTGCTCGATCTCGCGCGCCTCGACCAGAAGCGCATCCATCTGTGACTGCGTCGCCGTGTTCTCGGGCTTGCCGCTGGCCCCGAGGCCACCGACCAGCACCACATGGATTGTCGTCGAGTTGAAGCCGGCAACGCCGGCGCCGATCTCGTCGTAGCCGCGCCCCATCTCGCGCCGCCCGTCGATCCGGATGACGCGGTTGTAGCCGATAGCGCTCCAGCCAAGCGCTCGGTGCATCGCGTCGATTTCCTTGGCCCCGATATCCCGGCCGGCAGGCGTTGCGGTGACGTGCACGACGCCAAGCGTCGTGGCTTTGCGAAGAGCCATGATGATCTCCTATCGATGATGATGAGAAAGCCACCCGGCGGGCGGCGGCATTGAAAGGCTTAAGCCTTATCCGCTAGACCTACGGACATCTGCGTAGGGGCATGAACGCGATGGGGCTTTGGCCGGAAGAGTTTAAGCAGCGGCTCGGCCGCCGGTGCGTCACCTTCCTTGAGCTCTGGCTGATGCTCGTGGCCATCTGCCTCGCCCTATGGTGGCTTGCAGTAAGATTGATCTACGTGCTGACCACCTGAGCCGGTGCTATGATCGGCGCGCCTGCAAAGGCGGCGGGTCTGGTGACTGAGAGGTCACGCCAGCAAGCAGATTGGCCCCAACACGCTTGTTGGGCCGGGGAGCCGCAACTCCCTGGCAGCCCGTCGCTTGTGTTCCTCAATCTAGTCGATATAAGTCATCGACTAGATTGGGAACTCGGACATGAAATCTGTCGCCTCTATTGTCGCGGCACTCGTTGCCGCCGCTTCGCTAGCCGGGTGTTTGAGTAGCACCCCAGCCCAGCCACCGGTTGAGCAGCAGGTTGTCTATATAGACGCCCAAACTGGAGCCGTAACGACGAGGACGGTCACCACGCAGGTCCCCAAACCGGACCCGTTTGCACGCACGCGGGGCATCCTCCCTGATCCGAGCTGCTCCCGCTGCATGGACACGGTACTCAGCGACCCGGCGTACTAGCGCTCCCAACGCCCCCTCGGCCATCCGTCCCGTCAGATCCAAGGCGCGGCTTGAAAGCGAACGGCGTCGACGAAGATAGTGTCGACATTCGCGGAAGATGCCTTGAGGTTTCTCAGGGTTCCATCGGCGAGAACTTGCCCCGGAAGGACCTCGGCGAACGAGGTTCCCGTATGGAACACGATGATCGAGCAGGCTTGATACCCCCCAGACGGTCGATAGTTCGCCGGGAACGTGCAGATGGTCGTGGTGTTTGCCAAGACCCCTGCTGATGTTTTCGCGTAGGCGCCTGCGCACAGAACCTCGTCGAGCTGGCGGATAACGCGCGGTTGGTTGGGCAGGGCGAATGGCGTGAAACCCGACGCTACCACCGGCGCCACCTCTGCGGTCGAGAGCGGAAGCCACGGGTTCCAGGAGTCATTTACCCCGTCCACCCGCGCGGTCCGCAGGAACAGGCTGGACTTGTTGTCGAAGTAGCCCCAGTTGAGCTGGTAGGAAGCAAGGTCGGCGTGCTTCGTCACCTCCACCTGCCCATTCCTGGGCATGCTTGTTGTCCTGAAGAGGTTGTTTCCAGGCACAAACGTCGAAGGCAAGTCGGAGACTGATACCGTCGTCAAACCGCCTGTTATGTTCTTCAGATAACGAACGATGCCGCGCGGCATGATGATGTCGGCGGCCGCTCCCCAGATCAAAGCGTTGAATACCTTATCGGGATGCACCGTAAAGGGGTCGTCCAACCAAAACCCTCGGCCCGTGATGGCGTCCCGCCACATCTGGAAGGTATCGAACCAGACGAAGTGGTATTCGGCGCAGGCCTCCCTGATCATGGGTGAGATTTCTTCAAGGTAAAGGCTGGTTCGAGGGGACCCACCTCCCTCATCGATCGTATTCGAGGTCATGAACATCATGCCGCAGTCGCCGACACCTCCGTTGGCATGACTGCGGGCGGCGTCCATCGCGTTTCGAATACGGGTCCTGTAGACGGCGGGGCTGTCATAGGCATCGTTAATCCCGCCGAAGTGACTAATGTATATGTCGGGGTCGAGCGCCATGTCGGTGGCGACATTTGACGCCTCCCAATCCCCCGCGTCGGCTCCAGAAACAGCCGTGTTTGTGATGGTGAGGCCGCGGACGTTGTTCTCGTCGGCAAAGCTCCGCAGGATTGCTTCAGGCCGGTGCCGGCCCGTGACGCCATGTCCCGCGGTCGTACTGTCACCGTTTACCACAAGTGTCGCTGGCTGGAGGTCGAGTAGCTTCTGGAAGAATGGCCAGAGATACTGCTGGTTGTCGACGTAGCGGTCGACATGCAGCGCCTGGGGCAGGTCGATGAGCCTGAGGCCCGAGTTCCCGAGCAACTTCCCTGTCGTGTTGCCGGCAACGAGTATCTCCCCGGAAACTGACGTGGCCGGGCCGACAATATCGCCCGTGCCGGTGCCATCCTGCCCTTTGCTCGCCACCACCTCCCAATAGGCATTGTCCGCCGGAGGGAAGGCTCCGGAAGGAGCCTGTCCCACGGGCACGGCCTGTGCAGCGATAAAGGTGCTGCCATTGAAGCGCACCACGGCATCCTTGGTATATGCCGAGCCCGGATCATAGGCATGTTCCCAATAGAAGCCCGCGCCCGCCGGAACGCCGAAATCGAGTTCGACACCGCCTGGGATGGCCGTCGGCGTGACAGTGGCAGGTTGACCAGGTGCCAGCGTCGTGGTCGAACCGACCGCTACGATCGGGAGTGGCCCCACAGGACCAGTCAAGTACGATGGAATCGACCAGTCGGCGTTGGCGTTACTCTTCTTGAAGTAGACCGCACTGCGGCCATCGCCAATGTTATTGACCTGTACGGTGAACCCGGCGGCCTTGCCATCGAACGCGGCTCTTTCCGGCAGAGTCTCAATCTTCTCATCGACCTCAACGCCCGAGGTGAGGTCTGCCTTGTTGATCGTCCCAAGAACACCAGGACCGGTAAATATCGGGATGAGGTCGATCGCACCCTCAATCTGCGCGAACGCCTCGAGGTTGCCGCTGGCGCCGAGCGTTTCAACAAGGTTGGTCGCTTGCGCCATCACCCGCGACCCGTCCGGCTGATAGCGGATGCGAACGGGGACATCGATGCCGGCAGCAGCGGCGGGACACGGGTCCCTCAGCGTGCCGGCGTTCTCGCCGTCTATCGTTTCGATGACGAGCACAAGACCGTTGCGCATGATCGAGTCGCCCGGCTGATGGGCACGAGTCAGCATGTTGGTGCCAATGGTCGTAAAGGCGGCCTCGCCTTCAGTCAGCGTGATCGTGCCGGTAACAGTATCGGGCTTGTAGGCCATGGGCAGCGTCCTATGGGCAATAAAAAACCGCCCGGAGGCGGCTGGGGTGCGGTCGGCTGACCGGTGGGCTAGTTCGACTTGCCACCCTTGGGGCGGGCCGGGCTTGCTCCGGCACCATCGGTGGGCGCACGATCCTTGTCGAGCCGCGCAATCTCGGCGTCGCGGTGCTCAAGCTTTTCCTTCAGCCCCGCGATCTCCCGCTTCTGGACGAGCACGGCGTTCTGCAACAGGTGCGCCTGATTTTCCCAGAAGTCGGCGGCTTTCTTGTAGTGAGCGGCCGACGCAAGTGGGTCTACTTGCACCGATTGGGTTTCGACTTCGGACATGAATATCTACTCCTGTTCGGCGGGCGCATCCTCGCCCGATGCGGTGAGGTCGAGGGCAGGACTGCCAATTGCGTCCGTGATGGGGGCAACGTCGAGAGGCACTGGCTCTCCGCGATCGAGGTGGCCGATAGCAGCGTCCAGCCCGGCAGGGATGTTCGCCAGGACCTGATCGACGTGAGAGCAGGTTTTGTGAGAAAGGACTTCGCGCGTGTCGGGGTCGAAGATCGTGAAGAAGAACATCGGGGGTCACTTTCTGGCGTTGAGCACGGTGATCGAGAAGCGCTCGACGGTCGTGCCGTCGAGGAAGTTCGTCGAAAAGGTCGCGGTGTAGGTGATGTTGCCGGCGAGCGGCGGTGCCTCTGCGAGGGTGCCGGCGAAGTTTGGCGCGAAGTTCACGTTCGGGTTGCGGCGATCTCGATATATCTCTACGCCATTGCGATAGATGGCGAGCTGGTACCAGCCGCCACCGCCACCGTCCCGAGGATCGGGGATGGTGCCCGTGAAGATGATGGTCACAGGCCCTGTGCTGTAGTTTGGGACGATCACCTGAGCACTCTGCGGTATTGCGCTGGCGACCGACACATTGCCGCGATTGTCCGCAGCCATCGTGGTGACAGCTCCATCGGCGATTTTGAGGGTGTTGACCTGCAGGTCGCCGATTTTGGCAGTGGTGATCGCTGCCGATGCAATCTTGGCCGAGGTCACCGCAAGATTATCGATCTTGGCGGCCGTGACCGAAAGATCGCGCATCGAGGCGGTAGCCACCTTTAAGTCCGAAATGCGCAGCGACGTCCCGTCGAAGATGAATGGGGTGTCCTTGTTAACCCCGTTGCTCGCATAGAAGAGGTCAGCGAGAACCGAAACGCTGCTATTGCCGCCCGCGATCGAGCTGAGAAACAGTGCGGACTGCGCAGTCGCCCTACCTTCTGACGAGGCGGTACTAATCCCGATCGTCGAGAGGGCTCCACTTTCCGTCGCCACGACCTGCACGCGGAAACGACCACTTGCCGAGAAGTTGCCGACCGTCACGTCGAGCGCGGTAATGGCATCGGCGACAGCCGTCAGCTCCCCGTCGATCGTGTCGATCTGCACCTGCAACAGGTCGACCGCCGAGGCGATGTCCTCCTCGACCGTGACCTCGAGGTCTTCGATGCGGCTGACGATTGCGGACCCCGGCCCGACGGCGACGGTAATAGCCTCGGCATAGGAGGCCGTGATCCCATCGGCGGTCAAAGCAACTTCGCGACGGAGTTGCTGGTGCTGACTGTAGTTCGCCAGCGTCTCGCCCGCCGCTGCCGTCGCCAGCTCCTGTGCCTGGCGTTTGACCTCGCGAAGGTCCTCGCCGATGAAGCGAAGAAGGGCCTGCGTGCTCTCATTGAGCTGGTCGAGGTCGATATCGCCATAGGCATTGAAGGGGCCTGTCGTCTGCTCAGTGGTCACCCACGGGGTAAACGACTTGAACCTGTCCGGCACCGTGGTGATGGTCGCCCTGGCCGTATAGAACACGCCCTGGATGACGTTCTTGGTGGTCGTATAGATACCCGCCTCGGCGTCCGAGGTCGCATCCTCGTAGACCGTCTGGCCGGCGGGATCGACGCCGACGAAGTAGAAAAACCGCACCTGCGTGATGGTGGGGTCTTCCGGGGGCGTCCATGTGAACTGAAGCGCCGGCACCTGCTTGCCGTTGGCGTCGGCGATATATCCGACTTCGACGTTGAAGTTCTGGACGGTCGAGAGCAGGCTCGGGTTGACCGGCGGCGGCTTCGGAACCACGATCGGCCCCGGTTCGATCCCCTCGTCCGAATAGACGTCGGCACCCGTCTCGGCGAGCGTCAGCGTGCATCGGAACTGGGCATCGCACCGCCAGCCGGTTACCAGCCAAGCCAGTCCGTCGAAGGTGACCCAGTCACCCTCCATCACCCGGAAACCGACCCGTCGCGAGACCGGCAACTTCACCGATCCGCCCTTGCGGTTCTGCCTGTAGCGGATGTCGAGCAGGTACTGCGCTATGTCGGCGTCTACGACTTGCAGAAAGTCGTTCGATGTCTGCCGGACGCGCCCGTCGGCCGCGACGTCGGCGTTGACGTAGACCGTGTTGAGGCTTTCAGGATTCCAATTGCTTTCGGGCGAAATGAACTGGCCGGAGATGTGGTTGTAGAGATCGAATGCCGACTTGCGGTGCTGCTTTTCCTGCGGGCGCTTGATCGGGGTATCGGCGGGACCAATTGCGACAACCGGGATCTGTGGCGCCCCAGGGATGACGCCGGAGAGACCACGCCGGTTGAGGGCGTACCCGGCCATCGCATCGTCGAATTCTTTCAGGATTTCGGTGTGGTCGTCCTCGCCGGTGACGAAGAGTTCGGCCATATAAGTCGGCTTGCCTGCCCGCACCGTGTCGCAGACGTTCATGGCCGCGAAGTATGAGGCAAGGTCGAGTTGACCGAGGCTCTTGCCCTCGCCAATCAACGTGCGCCCTGACACCAGCCCGCGAATCCCGAGCTGGAAGTTGAGCCGATGAACGGCGGGATTGCGGGTGAAGACCCAAGTCGCGGGAGTGTTGAGCCGCTGCGGCCCAGAGCCGCCGGCGACGGTCGAATCCTTGCGCGGATCGTACTCGCGCAGCCCCCTCAGGACGAACTCGAATTCAGGCCGCCCCTTGTTGAAGAGGTCAGCATTGTAGCGCCGCTCGATGACGACATAGCAGATGCCGGAACCGCGCGAGGTCGCCTTCCAAGACTGCCCGAGGCCGGCCGTATCGGCCACGAGCTTCATGTCAGGTCCCTGCCCCGGCCGTCCGTCATAGAAGCGGATCGAGACACGATCGTCGAAACCGGAGATGCCGTAGTGCGCTGCTTCGTTCCCGATGATTGGACGCGCCACAAGCGCGTATTGCTGGCCGTAGAAATAGACGTAAGGCTCGAGGCCGTCGCACCACCCGTTGGCGAGGGCGAAGACATCGGCGTTGAACTTGTTGCCGCTGCCCCACTTGGCATAGAAGACCCGGTGTCCCTTGAGCTTGCTCATGCCGTAGACAGAGCAAGCGGGGACGTCCGCGCCGTACTGCACCTCGCCCTGAACAGCTGAGTAGGTGCGCGCCTTTGGCCTGGTGAGATAACCGAGCAGCACGCTGGTGCCATACGCCAGCGCACCAGCAATGAGCGTTGCAGCAATCGCCGAGCCGGCAAACAACGCTCCGGCAACCGCCGTGCCGATCGCGGTGAAAATCGCCATGAATACTTATCCGGAGCTAGCCGACGCGGAATGCCGCGGTGCAATCGGCAAGGTCATGGAACGACCTGCCGCGAGCGGTCTTGGTCAGGAACCGCATGCCGACGCAGACGGAGACGTGATCGCCATCGGCGAGATGGACGATGCCGATATCGCCGATACGCGCTTCGGCCGGGGCGCAGGGCGCCAGGTGTGCGGCAAAGAGTTCGGTGAGCGACTTGAACCCGCGCTTCCGCAGGGCTTTCTGTGCACCGAGCAGCGTGCGGTAGGTGCCAGAGTAGGCACGCTCCAGACCGAGCAAGGGATCGAGTGCATCCGCCACGCGGCAACCGAAGAAGAAGCAGTCGGCATGCGGCCAGTGCGCGTAGGGTTTTGCCATCTCGACGTCGATTGCCGCCGAAACGATTTCGAAGCGGCTAGCCACTGCGCTGCCCCCACTCTTCCGGGACGGTCGCGACGGTTGAGGCGTACTCAAAGAAGGTGTCCGTCGGGTCGTTGTCGAACTGCTGCTCGGCGAGCGAGCGCTTGACGTGGGTAGCGCCTCGAGCGGAGCGGCCGGGAGGTTGCAGGTCGATCTCCAGCGTCACCGAGCGTTCGCCCGCATCGTTGACCGCACCCTTGACGTACCGCACCTGGTCGATCTCATAGATCGAGGAGGCAAGGATGCCGACGACTTCATCCGTCTCAGGATCGCCGGCGAGATGGGTGATGATCACCGGCGCATTGATGTAGTTGTAGCTCTCGATCGCGGCGATCGCATCGTCCGGATTGTCCGTCGGCACATTGGAAAATCGGATCGTGCGCGTCGTCACCGCCACCCCGAGCGCCTGGCTCATGTCGCCCATGTCGAGCCAGCGATTCGGCAGGTAGACGAGGCCGTTGTGGGCATACGGGCGGCCGCCGCGGTGATACCCGACCGTCCTGCCCGGAAGGTCAAAGCGGATAAGGTCGAGACGGGCAAGCTGCCCCTCGTCCAGAAGGTCTTCGACGGCAGGGGCAAGGCTCATGAGAAGAAGACTTCGGTGGCCGCGAACGTCGCCCGACGTTCGACGAGGGGCTTTGACGGCTTATAGGAGCCGGGGTCGATCTGCATCAGGCAGGCAGGCTTTTCGAAGTTTGCAGTCAGCGGCAGTGTGAAGGCTTGCAGATCGAGCGCGTGGCGGATGGAAAGCGTTGCCGCCCCCGAGCCGTTCGCCTGCACATCCGTCACGATACGATGAAGCGAGATCACCGTTGGCGACTTGCGCACCTCGACATAGTCACCGACCAGGAACTGGAAGTTCGCAGGCAGGCCGGTGATGCTGAGCGTCGTTGCCGTGCGCGCGACAATCGTGGCAGTACCATCGAAAGAGCCGCCACCGGCGCGCATGCCAGAAAGCGGCTGGTGGTCAGGGGTGTCGTGAGCAAGCGGGCGCGGACGGCTGGCGTCGTAAGCCCGGAAGACCTCGCCATTGTCGCCGGCCTGCATCATGAATGCCTCGAGGCGGCCGAACTCCGCCGGCGTCAATGCGGTCGTCATGAATACGCCGGCCCACCAGGCTGTACCGAACTTCTGGCCCTCCGTGCGCCGGCCCTCCATCTGATCGATATCGCGCGGCACGATGGGATCGAGCAGCACTTCGTGCCAGCCGACAGCCGGAAGTTCGATGATCGTCGGCATTAGTGTGGATTCCCGCCGTTCTTGAAGAGATTGTCGCGTGCCTTGTTGTTGGCCTCTACCAACCGAACGGACTGACCTTCAGCTTCCTTGAGTACCTGCGCGACCAGCTCGGGAGACAGGGCCACCTCGAGGACCGAAGCTCCAGCCCCGCCGCCGCGCACCTGATGGTTCGGGATGACCTTCGACCCGCGCGGCAGGTTGACGATCTCCGGCCCACGCTCGCCGACGACAGCGAGGCCGCCTGGCGCGAAGTTCGTACCGTTGGCGAAGCCGGGCAGCCTCAAGCCACCGAAGAGCCCGCTGAGCAGCCCCTGGAAAGCCGAGTTGAGCGCCATCGTCGCGAGCTGGTCGAGCAGGCCTGAGACCGCATCGGCCGCATTGTTGGCGCCGGTCAGCACGCCTTTGAAGATATCGGTGAAGCCACTGGCCAATGTCGAGGTCATCTGCTCCCCGGCGCGGCTGAACTGCTCCATCGCCGGCTTGGTCTTCTCGAGCTCGGTCTTGACCTTGGAGATGCCGCCGCTGGCAGCAGTCGATGAGGTGCCGATCCCCTCGATCTCATCGGAAAGACGGCCGAAGGCATCTGCCGTGGAATTGGTCGTCTCGAAGATGCCGGCAAAGAAATCGTTCCCTGGCGCGGACATGTTGCCGGCGTTGAGCTGCTCGCGGAGACTAGCGAGAGCACCGGGACCTCCGATGCCCCACAGCCCCTTCTTGTATTCTTGCGAACGATTGCCGGAAGTGCCGACGTCGACAGTGATGGGGTTGCCGAACATGTCGTGCGTGTTCGCCCAGGCCATGGCCTCGCGCAGAGCATTGAACGCGCCAACGGCCGCCATCACCGCGTCGGCCACGATCTTCATGGCATCGACGACCGCCGTCGCGATCTGCTGTGCCGAGGCTGCGAACTCGGGCGAAGCGAGCGTGTCGCCGAGGCGGTTGAGCGCCGGCAGCACGGCCGCCATGACCTTGTTGACGATGCCGTCGAATACCGCCTGCAGACGGGTCAGGCTGTCGTTGAACTGCTCCGCCGCCTTGCCGGTGTTGGTGCCGATGGTGATGCCAAGGCGATCGGCTTCCGCCGCCATCTCCGCCAACCCGGTGCGCCCGGAGTTGAGCAGCGGGATCAGGTTCGCGCCCGCGCGCCCGAAGAGCGCAATGGCGAGCGCCGTCTTCTCGCTGCCGTCCTCGAGGCGCGCGAATTGCTCGGCAACATCCGCCAGCACCGCGTCGGAAGAGCGCAGGTTGCCGGCAGCGTCGGTCACCGAGATGCCGAGCGCGCGAAACGCCGTCGCCGCCTGCGGACTGCGCCCCTGCGCTACCTCTGATAGATTGCGCGTTAGTCGCTGCAGGCCAGCCGACAGTTCTTGGAGACTGACGTCCGAAAGCTGCGCCGCCCATTCCAATCGCGACAGGGCTTCCGTGGTGACGCCGACGCTCTGTGCCGTCTTGCTCAGTTCGTCGGCGTGGTCGATCGCGCCCTTGACCGCAACGGATAGGGCCGCGCCGGCGGCTGTCGCCGCAACCGCCACCGTGGCCAACCCTGCCTTAGCAAAGCTGGCGAAGCCGGCGAGGCCCGATCGCGCCTTCTTGAGTCCCTGCTCGAATTGAGCGCTATCAAGACCAAGCGCTACATGCAGGGAGCCGATACGTGCGTTCATGAGGTCACCACGTGTTGAGGATCGCGGCCTGCGCTTGCCAGCCTTGCCGCTGCTGCTGCCGGGTTTCGCGATGCAGGAGGGAATCGAGCTTGACGAACTGCCTCGCCTTCTCCGGCGCATAGGCATTGAGCCTGGCCGTGGTCCAGGCCAGCTCCATGCGCTCGTCGTGCTCGCGCACGAGCCGGCGGCGGGCTCCCGTCAGCCGCACCGAAAGCTCGCGCGGCGTCAGGCGCCAGTACGCTTCCGGTTCGAACCCGAGCGCGACGAACGAGATGTGGAGGCTTTCCCACTCCCAGCCGTCTCCGGAGGGCGCCGGCGCTGCTCACCCTCCTGCGGAAACGCGACAGAGAGGGCTTCGCCGAGCTTTTCGATGGCAAGGCCCATGCCGATCCTGCCGACGATTTTGCCGGCCCAGGCGAGCGTGACATCTGGATGATGGCGCTGCAGCGCTGCCCACAGCATCGCCCGCACGTTCCCGGCCCGAATCCGCGCCGGATCGTTGAAGAGGTTCGCCACGTCGGCAATGCCGATATCGAGCAGGTTCTCGACTTCGATGATGGCGTTGATGTCGAGGCAGAGGACGTAGGTCGTACCCTCGACATCGAGGGCGACTTCGCCGCGCAGGGGATTGACCATGCTACGCTGCCACCACGTCGGCGGTTTCGGCACTCTCGGCCGTCGCGCTGCCGCCGGCATTGGTGGCGGTGACCGCAACGCTGATCGCCGAACCGATGTCGCCGGTGACGACCGTATAGGTCGCGGCCGTGGCACCCGGAATGTTCACCCCATCCTTCTTCCACTGGTAGGAAAAGGCGGCGAACGGCGCCCAGACGCCCGGCCAGGCCGTGAGCACACCATCCTCGATTGCCTCGCCCGAGATTGCGGGCAGCACCCCGTTGACCGGCACCGTCGCCGCGTCGGTCGTCGTCGTGCCGGCACGGCGAAAGGTGGCGGTGAAGGTCATGCGATCATCGATCGGAATCGCCTGGTTGTAGCCGCGGCGCACGATCGGGAAGGTCTTGCGCACCCCGTTGGGCAGGGTGATGCGGCCCACGTTCCTCTTGCCGCGCGCCGCGATGATCATCTGGTCCGTCGCCGAGCCGGGAATGTAGTTGCCCTCGACCGTCGCCTCGCCGGGCGTGGTCAGGCCGGGGATGTATTCACGGGTGCGGTCGGGCGACGTGTAGTGGGTCGCCTCGACATCCTCGTCGTCGTCCTCGCCGGGATCGACGTTGATCACTTCACCCAGGGCGACGAACACCGTCGGCGTGGCCTCTTCGGCCATTTCGAACACGGTGCCATAGCCGATCATTGCCTCGGTATCGGGCATGTCAGTTCTCCAGTGCTGGAAAGGATGGTCAGGCCGCGGCCGACCAGATGATGTAGTCGACGCTGGCGGTGAACCAGCGGATCGCCTCGACCTTGTCGGATCGGGTGCGATGCCCTTGCTTGAAGGCGCCCTGGAAGCGGACGCTCTCGAATACTCCCTTGAAGCCGCTGAGGCGCGCGTCAAGCGCCGCCACCACCTGCCGCGCCTCGTCGGCCGTGCGCCCCCGGCAATCGAACTGCACGCGCTCGCTGGTCAGCCCGTCGGCGCCCGCGTGGGTGTATCCGGGCACCGACGAGATGAGGAACATGACGATGGACGGGTTATCGAGCCCCTGCGGCAACTCGTCCCAGAACGCGCGGTTGCCGATCAGCGCGGCGAGCGGCGGCGAGGCAATGAGGAAATTGGAGAGCACGAGCTGCATCACGATCCCCTCGCCGCCCTGCGAACTGCCCGACGAGCCGCACGCCGCGCTGCTTTCTCGATCTCGCCGCCGAGTTCGGACTTGATGATATCGAGCGCCGTGCCCGCCTCCTGGTCGAAGGCCGGTCGCATATAGGGCTGGGGACCGTGGTGCGCGGTGCCGAGCTCCTGGAAGTGCGCGTGAAACTGGCGATAGTCGGGGCCGACATAGACCTCGGCAAAGCTCTCGCTTCCGGCCCGGCGCGCATCACGCATGGCCTGCAGCGCTTCGCCCCTGCTCCCTCCGGCCTGCAGCACATCGCGATATTCCGCCTTGCCGACCGGGTTCTTGAGGCTTGCCGAGACGGTGATCGACGTGTGCAGGTCCGGCGAACCCGTCTCCGGATCGTCCGGCGCCAGCCGCGCGGCGGTTTCGGCCATCGGCTGGCCCGCCTTCATCAGCACCCGGCGCAGGGTATTGCGCGCGGTCGCCTTGGAAAGCTCGCCGAGAGCCGCGTCGAATTCCTTCAGGCCGTCGACACGTACCGAGACTTTCACGTATCCGCCCTCGCCGATGCGCGGATCAGCAGGCCCTCGCGCGCGCCGACTTCCGTCACCTCGATCATGTCGTAGGTCTTGACGTCGAAGCGCAGCCGGTCTTTGGGATCGAGGTCGGCGATTTCCGGGAACCACAAGAGTTCGAAGATATCGGTCACCTGCGCGCCGACCTGCCCTGAGGCCAGCCGTTCATTGGCCGTGGCGCGCCGCCACGACGCCCATGCTGTGACCAGCACGGTCCAGCCTTCGACCGGCTGGTTCCACTGGTCATAGGTGATGCCGTGCCGCTCGATGACGACGCGACGATTGCGGGCGCCCGGATCCTGCGGCACCTAGCTACCTCCACACGCGATAGGGCGCCAGCAACGCCTCGACGGCGAACGGCATCTCGTTGACAATATTGCCGACGTTGACCGCCTGGCGTGTGACGAACCACTGACCAATGAGCAGCAGGATCGCCTGCTTGATCGGCGAGGGTACGCTCGCGTATCCGGCGACATACCGCACGCGCACAGCCTCGGGGTCACTGCCGACAGCCGGCCAAGCCTGCGCATAGATGCTGCCATTCAGGAGCAACCGATAGTCCGTGTCGGGCAACTCCTGCTCGAGGCCGGGCGCATCCTTGTAGTGGATGCTCTCTATCGAGACGATCGGCCCGTAGGGCAGTGCGTCGTTGCCGAACGCGCAGTCGGTGAGCTCGAGCGTCTGCACGCCGATCGACCGCCCGAGCCATCCCTCCGGCCCGTCGATCCACGCTGTTGCCGCCGCAATATAGCCTTCGACGAGATCCTGCTCGAAATCGGAGTCAAGACGCAGGTGCGCCTTAGCCTCCGCCCAGGTGACGATCGGCTCGGGCGGCGTGATGACGCGGACCTGCATCGGCTAGCCGGCCTTGTTCTGGGGCGCAGGCGCCTTCTTGTTGCGGGGAGTGGGCGCCTTCTTCGTGGCACCATCGACCCGCACGGCGAGCTCCTTCTTTTCGAGTTCGGTCCCTAGCGCATCGCTCACCTCGAACTCCTCGCCTGGCCGCAACGTATCGGCCTTCACCGAGCTGATGCTCACCTGGTCCAATGCCTTCATCTTCATTGCAGTTCTCCTTCGGCTCATGACAACGGCGGCGCCAAGGGGCACCGCCGTTGGTGATCAGCCGAACTCGGGTTAGGGCGTTTCGGGCGGCGTCGTCGACGAGGCGATGTCGTCCGAGAAGTCACCCTTGATGAACGCTTCCGGGCGATAGACCGCGAGGGCCGCACGCTCCTCGGCACGGATGGTAACTAGGTTCTTGCGGAAGTTGTCGCTGTCCTCGGTCGAGATCTCGACGTTGGCTTCCTCCCGGTCGAAGAGCTGCGCGCCGAGCCGGAAGGCACCGACGAGATACTTGTCGACGGTCATGGCCGGCGTCTCCACCACCGGCAGCCGCCACAGACGCGGCGCGGTGCCATCCTGCGGATTGCCGATGATGTGCCGCCCAGTGGTGTCCTTCACCAGTTCGATGGTCGCCCAGTCGGTCGGATGGAGAACGATACCGGTCGGCGGGATTTCCGCCAGGAACGCCTGCAGCATGGCAAGGCGGATGATGTCGATCTTGGTCGGGTCGGCAATGGTCGTCGGCGCCGAATAGGCCGTTGCCTGGGTATAGATGCCGTTGAGGTCCGTGCCGGTCCCGGAGCCGTTGAGGATCTGGTTGTCCTCGACATAGGCAAGTCCGTAGCGCAGCCGGCCGTCGATATACGACATCAGCTGCGGCACGTCATCGAGGATCTGCCGGGTGGCGAGCACCCAGTGGGCGATCGTCGTCACGGCCGCCGTCATGAGATCGAACTTGATCTCCGACTGCGGCTTGGTCGCGCCGGAAGTCTCCGACACGGTGGCGGCGTTGTTGGTGAAGCCGGTTTCCTTGACATACTGGATCGCGTTGGAACTGGTCTGCCCCGGCGTGATCAGGTCGCGCATGGTCAGGGTGCGCAGCGGCGGAGTGATGATCTCCGGGCGGCGATCGGGCACGATAAGGTCGCCGGCCGAGCCGTTGGCGTCGGTCGTCAGCGCCGAGATGATGGCCTTCACCGCGACCGATACGCGCCCCTTGCCGCCGGACTTGAGGAACGACTTGACGTCTTCATGCTCGACGACCATCTGGCCGACGGTCTTGCGCTGCTCAGGTTCCGCAGGGCGCTGCACCATTTTCTGCTCGAGCTCGGTCATGCGAGCAGAGAGTTCGTTGTGTTTGACCAGAGCTTCGTCGGCGGCCTTCTTGGTCTCTTCGGTCACCTTGCCGAGGTTCTTGAGCTCGGTGCTGGTGGTTTCTGCCGACCTCTTCACATCGTCGGCAGCGGTCTTCAGCTCGATCGCGAGCTGCTTGATATCGGCTTCATCGGACATCGGGATACTCCTTTACGTCCGGGGTTGAAGGAAGGCCGAAACCGCGTTGCGCAGCTCGGCCAGATCGTTCGCCTTCTCGCCCTCGGACTCGCTCCGAATGGCCTTCGCATAGCCGACAGAGGCGATCTGTACGGCCATGGCTTTGGGGACGCCTGCCTCGCGCAGGATGTCCTCGAATTCCTTGACTGGCATGGGCTCGCCATCGCGCAGCCGGCGGGCGAACTCCTCCATGCGTTCGGATTTGACGGCGGTGATCCGCGCCTTGTCATTGGCCGGAAACGTCACCGGGCTGATCTCCATGAGGTCGAGCTCGAGCAGCTTCCGGTTGTTCCCCTCCGGCTGGGCGCGCAGCTCGCGATAGCCGATCGAGAGGCCGCGGATGGCCCCGTTCTTCATGATGATGTGCGCCTCGTCGGCCTTCTGCACGCCCTTGAGCAGACGGCCCCGCCCGAACAGGCCCTTGCTGTCTTCCTCGAGGCTTTCCCAGACACCGATCGGGTAGTCGGGATTGTGCTGCCAGAGCATGAGAGGGCTGGTCTTGGCCTTGGCATGCCGCGCCAGCGACTTGCCGAACGCGCCCGGCTCGACGACTTCGCCATAGCTGTCGACATTGCCGAAGATCGAGCCGTAGCCCTCAAAGGTGCCGTCGTCCGAGAGGTTCTTCACCTCCAGGGCAAAATCCTTCGTCTTCACGGGGGAACCCTCCTAAGCCACCAGACTAAGCTGGCGAATGAGATTGGCGCGGCCGCTGCGTTCCAGGATCGCCCGCAGGGTGCGAAGCGCATGCTCTCGACCGCGATACGACCAAGCCTGATAGCCGGACACGGACGCAAAGTGGCACGCCTCACCCGCGATGATCTCAACCCAGATTTTCATGGAAGTCTCCTAGATCGGCTCGCCAGGCGCGGGCTGAACTGGGCGGGGAGGCACCTTGCCAAGCTGGTCGAGCGGCAAGAGATTGGATTGAACGGTGAGCACGTCCCCGCCCTCTTCCGGCGGCAGGTTTTCGCGACGCCGCATCTCGTTGCGCGTCATCCAGCCGTTCTGCCCACCCGACGCATAGAGCGCCGCCCGGCCGGCGCTGTCGGCGCGAAGCAACCCCTCGAGGATGAACTCGGCATAATAGGTCGAGCGCTCAGCAGGCTTCAGCAGTTGCTTCTTCACCGCCTGCTCGATGCGCACCAGGTAGGGGCGAAGGCTATAGGTCAGGAAGCCGATGTTCTGCTGCTCGAGGCCCGTGCCCCAGCTGGTCGAATTCTGCGTATGGCCCACCATGAACGGCGGCACGCGATAGATGCGGCACACCTGCTCGACGTTGAAACCACGCGTCTCGATGAGCTGCGCGTCCTCCGGGTTCATGGTCAGCTGCTGCCAATCCCATCCCTTGGGCAGCGGCATCACCTTGCCGCTGGCCTTTGAGCCCATGAACTCGGCGAAGAGGTCCATAAGGTCGCGCCGCTGCTCCGGCGTCGATTTGCCGAGATCGCTTTCCTTGGCGAAACCGGCGATCTGCAGGCCGCCTTCCATGAACTGCACTGCGGCATCTTCGGCCGCGATCGAGCCGCGCAGCGTCTGCCAGCCATAGCGGATTGGCGACAGGCCGACATCGCCACCGAAGCCGAAGCCCCGGATATGGAAGATCTTGCTGGCCGGCAGAGTCTCGCTGCGACCACGATCGCTGAAGGCATACTTCAGATCCCCGTTGCCATCGCGCGACACCATCGTCGTCGGCGGCAGCGGCTCGAGGGCAACCAGCCGATCGCCCATGAACTTCTGCTCGGAATAGGCATTGCCCCAGCCGCACACATGCGCGACCTGCCCTTCCCAGTACTCGGCGGCCGTCTGCCAGGCGTTGGGGCTGTCGTGCAGGAGCCCGTAAAGCGGATGCTCAGACGCAACATCCCGCCTGTCCTGCGAGACCTTCCGGTAGAGCGGCAACGGCAAGGTGCCCGTCGTTTCCGCCAGCAGGCGAATGCACGCCCACGCCGCCGATAGTCCCAGTGTGCGGTCGACCGTGGGGCGCAGGGGCGCCCGCTCGGCGTAGGCGTGCATGGCTTCCTTGCTGTCGCGACCGGACAGCTTGGGATTGCCGGCCCAACTCGCGAGCCACCCAAAGGGGTTCATGCCATCGCCCTCATGCCGGCGAGGTAGTCGCTGAGGTCTTCGCCAGCCTCGGTGGCCAACCCTACCGCCGGCGCGATGGCGTTGATCAGCGCATCGATCCCGTCGATCTTGTTCGGGCTCATCTGGCTCTCCTTGATCGGAAGGATCGTTTCGTCCCGGCGCCGGCTGACGACGACATTCGAGGCCATCCAGTTCATTACCGGATTGCCGTCGTGCCGCAGGCGATTGGAGCCGCCCTTGACGCGGGCTTCCAACTCCTTGGCCGGATCGGTAACGGCAGCCGCCTTCTTGTGCAGGATCTCCGCCAAGGGATCGTCTCCACTGCCATGCTTCTCGTTCAGGCGGCTGGCCATTGCCTGCGCCGCGGCGAACTGGTCAAAGGTGATGCGCCGGATGGCGTACTCCTCGATCCACTCCTCGACCAGTCGCTCGACCGCGTTGTGGTCGACCCAATCGCCGGGCGTGAGGCGCAGGTGTCCCTGCTGATGCCAGCTGCGGTATGGAGCCGGCCCTCTTCCCTCAGCGTGCAGTGGGTCCGCCAGCACCGCCTCCGGCAGCCAGAACACCGGCTTAAAGATCAGCCGATCATCAGCATCGAAGGCGGCGAGCACCAGGGCGGTAATATCATCCTTGTCGGCGAGGTCTCCGCCGATCCAGCAGTCGAGGCCCTTGAGCGCGTCCCAGCTCAGCGCAGGATCGGCGCACTGCTTCCAGCGCTCCATATTGAGCCAGGCGGAATTGGCATTGAGCCACCTGTTCAGGTTCTTGGTCAGGAAGTTGCCTTCGCTGCCCGGTGAGGCCTTGGCGTCCTTCGCCTCGTCGCGCAGGTATTTAAGACTTGGCGTTACCCCGAGCATGGGGTTCGCCTTGATCCAGACCTTTTCGTCGAAGGGGTCGTCGGCCGGCGTGATGACTTTGCCATCCTCGTCCAACACCTCGTCGTCGAGGGTGAAGATGATGCCGAAGAAGTGGTCGGCCTCGAAGACCTCCTCCAGTACCTTGGTCAGATAGGTGCGCTGCTCGTAGCAAACGCCGTTGGTGTTGAAGCCCGCCGTGGTGATGATCCACATGAGCGGGTTTGAACGGGCGCCGAACGCCGACTTGATGACGTCGAAGAGCCCCCGGTCCTTATGGGCATGGAGTTCGTCGAGCACTCCCATGTGGGGGTTGTGCCCGTCCTGCGTTGACCCCTTGGCGTTAATCGGCTGTACATAGCCATCGTTGGCGGCACAGGTGATCGATCGTGCCCAGGCGGTGACGCCGAACGCCTCCTGCAGATCATGACTCCGGCGAACCATCTTCTGCATCGGGCCGAAGACCTTCTTGGCCTGTTCTCCCGTCGTCGCGCCAACGATGACCTGGGGGCCGACCTCGTCCTCGCAGGTCAGGCAGTAAAGCCCGACGCCCGCGGTCAATGTCGACTTGGCGCCCTTGCGTGCCATCTCGATGTAGACGTAACTGAACCGACGCTTCCCATCCTCCCGACGTCTCCAGCCGAAGATCGTGGTGAGGATGAAGATTTGCGCCGGGTCGAGGAAAATCGTCGCCGTGGACCACTGCCCCTCGACGTGCGGCAGCTTCTCGATGAAATCGCAGACATCGTCACCATGCCAGCGATCGTAGTAGAAGCCCCATCGCCGAGGACGCTTGAGATCGTTGAGGTGACGCCGGCAGGCGAGCTTTACCCACTTGCACGCGACCACCCTGCCCGCAACGACATCCCTGGCCCACTTCTCGGCAATGCCCGCATAGTCGCGGGCACCATGCCCCCTATTGCCTGCGGCCATTTCGGGCGAAGACATTCCCGGTTTTGCCGCCCTCGGGCATTACTCCGACGCGACTGCGAGCACCCCCGATACCAAGCACTTCCTGCATCTTTCGGACCTCGGTGAAGGCCGCAATAGGCGGCGTCTCGCCGGCTCGGATCGCTTTCACTATCGCGCCCTGTAGCGAGCAGTAGTTGGCGAACAAGCTGCTGTCGGACTCCGTTGCGAGTTTCACCCGACCGATGTCGTCAAGCCATACCTCCTCCGCTTCACCAGTCAGCCAGTCGGGCTGCTTGGGGGTCGATATCGGCTCGATGATCTCTACGCGGTGGCCGTCACGCGCGGGTTGATATGTGCCCTTTGCCTTCTTCTCAGAAGGCAACTGGGCCTTCGGGCCACGCTGCATGGAGGTTTTCCTGATTTCCGACTTTAATCCGCACGCGCAGATTTTTGCTTGGGCCACCGGTCTAGTAGCAGAAGGCCCTGGACTTTTGACCCGCCCCTCCACCCGACTCAAGGCGAATAGCACGGGCATCGACTCTTCGCCGCTGCACTGATCTATTTCTCGCCAACACTTGGGGAGGGGGCAGTGCCAAGTTCGATACCGGATGAAATCAAATCACTCACCATCAATGTGAGCGATGCCGCAGCGCTGCGCCCGGTGCTAGCCATTGAGGCCGCCCGACTTTTCGCTTCATGGGCAAACGTTGAGATGATGCTCGGCACCATGGCATCAATCTTAGCAGGCGACAGCGCCGCTTATGCCATTCTCGACCAGATCCGAGGCAAAAACCAACAGATGGACGCAATTCGCGCAGTCGCAGTTGAAAAGATTGCCCACACGGAGACGCGCGATCTACTGAAACCCTTATTCAAACTCATCAACAAGTCGGCGGAGCCCAGAAACACCCTTGCCCATCGGCTTTGGGGAACAATTCCTGAGTTACCCGACGCCCTGCTTCTGACAAAGGCGGAGACAGCTATTAAGTTCGGCAGAATGATGCAAGCCGCACCGGGAGAGACAACCATGGCTGCGCCGACTCAGTATTCGGTCTCTGTTGATCGCAAAGCCTCTATCTCCAACGACCACGCGCGAGAGGCGATAAAGGTGCTCCGTGACGGCACCGAAGTATGGACGCAAGCCGATTTCGACACACCTCGTCACCTACTGCAACGAGCGATAGTCGCACTATCGTTCTACACGCAGGCTATCACTGGTTCGCCTGATGACGCCGTAGCCGCGCAAGCACGTCGGCAGCTAACGGGCTTCCTGCGAGAAACTGAATCGCTTTACTGACCTGCTCGGGAGTATACACCTCGATCCGCGCTAACGGTTCCAGCTTCGCCAATACGAGACTCGCACCCTGCTCATGTGAGCCGAACATTAAACCCGTCTGTCTCTCCATCACTCTCCCCTGTCGTCGCCCAAAGCCCATGCCGGCCTGCGGCGGCTCATCCATGTCACCTGTTCTAGGGATGGTTCAGATCGGTCGGTCGTCCGTCGATGTCACTACCCATCGGTGCGCCGGCCCAGCTCCTCCCGCTGCTTCACGCTCGAGTGGCAACGCCACGGCGCTTCGTCGCAGAGAGACTGGAGCTCACCTTCCCAGAACTTCACCGGGTCGCCTCGGTGGGGTTTGACGTGGTCGGCGACGGTGGCAGCGGTGACGCGCCCGGCCAGGAGGCAGATCGCACATAGAGGCTCGACTGCTAGTTGAGCAGCACGGCGCTTCTGCCAGCGTGCTGTCTTGTACCAGCGGCGCCACTCCTGCTGGTCGCGCTTGCGGTCGTAGGCGCGACGCCGAGCCATTCGGTCATGTGGCGCCGTCTTGCGCGAGGGTGGCTTGCGGGGCATCCTCGGATCACCATAGAACAGGGAGGTCGGGATGTCGGAACGCGACACTTTGGACGAGCAACTGCACGACAGCAAAAGGGGCGTAGCAATCCTAGTCGCCTGCCTTGTTCAGGAGATTGAGAAATATCAGCCAGGGTTTCAAGAAGGCTACCTTGCGAGATTAGGCCAAGCGTATGAGGAAGTGCGACACGACGCAGACCCTCTAGATCGACTTGAACTCCTGAACTGGACCCGAGAGTTGCTCACAGGCTTTAATCCAATTTCGGGACAGGGGGCCCCTTTCTTGGACGGACGGTAACTGGTTGCGAGGTCCGCGCCAGCGCCTGAAAACAAAAAAGCCCGCCAAAGCGAGCCCACTGGCGCAGAGCGCCAACCTGTCTGCACCTTAGGGTGATTTGGCCCGTCTGACAAGCAGGCCAGAGCAGGCCATCCGCATCTCACGCGGTCTGCTCCTCCTCGCGGATGATCCTCGCCTTACTGCCGTCGCTCCACCGACGCGCCTTACGCGTCTCCGACGGTAGCAGGTTGAAATGATCTACGAGCACGTCCAGCGCGTCGAGAAGCTCGCGCTCGGCCCGACGGCGAGCCTGCCCGCCCTCGCCATGTCCGAGCCGCTTGGCGAGACCACGCACGGAATCGCCGTACACCACGACTTGATCAACGATGCTGGCGGCGCGGGACCCGAGGACCTTCCGGGCGCCCTCCAGTTCGGCGCGTGCCGCGTCCTGGCCTGCGTTTGTTGGATCGCCATGAGGGCCGGAAGTATCGACGCGAATCTGTGAATAGTCCGTGGCGCGCGCCGCGCCGATTTGCGAGCGCTCATAGAGGTGGCAATACTTGGTGCCGGCGAGGAACTGCGCCTCACTCTTGCCCTTCACTCGCGCGAGGCCTCCGACAAGGAGAACCTGGTTGATCGCAGCCATCTGGCTCCGGTCGTGCCGTGTGACGACCTCGCCGCTGGCGACGGCATCGAGGAGGCCCTGAGTGATGTACGGGTTTTCGATGAGCCGCATGACGACCGCCGGTTTTCCCTCGCCGCCACCCTTGTCGACGATCGCGCGGAGGGTGGCAACGCGGCGCTGGGCTGAGAGGGAACGCGCCCGCTCCTTCGCCATGATGTCGTGGAGGCGATGGAGTTCGCGGACGGCCTGCTCGTAGGCCTGAGAGTACTCAGCCGATTCCGCCCGCATGGCCTCTTCGGCTGCCGGCAGATCGGCGACAGCCTGCTCATACTCGCGTCGCTCTTCGGCTTCGCGCTGTTCGGGGGTGCGGCGGCGGACGCCCTTACGGGGCTTGGACATGAAACGACCTCTCGGTTGAGGAGAGGTCGGGCAGGCATAGTCGGACAAAGAATTTGTACCGACTGCTACTCCTTATCGTCAAGGAAGGTCTCGCCGAATGAGAGCGCTTCCAACCAGTTTTTGAGCACCCGGTCGGCCTCGTGAGCCCAGCCAACGCCTTCACCTTCGTCAAACGGTGAGTCGCAACACCTGTCTCGGCTCCTTTCATGTTTATGGCTGCGGATGGGTTCGTTCAGGCACACTTCGCCCAGCGATTGGGGCGAAGTGCTGTGTCATGGCCACGAATTGGGACGCCCACACACACCTGGATGCACGATTGCCTTGCGGCTCGAGCCGGGGTTGCCCTGTCGGCCCTACGTGCGCTTCGACTGGCAGCGGCACCTCCTCGAGGCCATCCAGGCGACCAAGAGGCGGCTGCACCTCGTTTCCGGGTGCGTCCAGTGTGGGTGATGGCATCCCTGCGTTCGGAGCCGGTCTTGTCTTCCGGATTGTCTCCGCCACGTTCGCCGTGGTCGCGATGCAGGCTATGTGTCGCTGTTATCCGGCGCGACGAGCGGCCTCACCAAGCCGATCCCGGAAGCGCTTCTGGGTTTCCCCGCCGCGCTTGGGCCGTGATACCTTCCGGCCCGACACCGCACCTACATCTTCGCCTCCCGCGTCATGTTGGTGATGAGGCGCTGGACGGCGAAAATGCCGGCGCTGAGATGAAAGTCGTTGACGTCCATTCCCACCATCGGGGGCATCAGGTAGGGCCGGCCCGCCTTGCGAGCGAAGTACTCGCCAGCGCCGAGACCACCGAATTGATCCGGCTTCGCCTTGGGCGGGGGATCGTTGTCGGCCGCGATGAAACATCGGCCCCTCACCGCCTGCGCGACCTTGACGACATTGGCCGCCGAGAAGCAGACGAGCACAGTGTCGCGGCGGTTGAGCCCCTTGAGCGCCAGGCGCAGCGAGAGGCCGGTCGCGTACCCTTCGCATAGCCAGGTCTCGCCGCCCGTGGCGATGCGATGGAACGCGCCGCCCATGTCCCCGCCATAGAGGAATTTCTTGGTGCCGTCGGCCCAGATAAGCTGCAGGCTCGTGACGCGCGCACCGATGCGCGCCGGTACGACCAGCGCCAGCCGCGCGCCTTCCGGGACGAGGTAGTCACCACCGATTCGCGCGACTGCTTCGGCCGCGACCGTTAGCGGATGCTCGTCGGGGAAGCCCTTGACCGCGAGGTATGGATGCGTGGCTGGCTTCGCGGCTGCGATGATCTGCTCGGCGATCCTGGCGGCGCGCTCGGAACGCTCGCGCTCCTGCCTCCGCTCATCGTCACGGCGCTTGGCGAACTGGCGCCGATCCTCAGGCGTCCGCTCTTCTTTGAGCCAGACCGTTTGCTTTTCGCCGGTCTGCCAATTGTAGGCGGTCACGCGCTCTTCATCGAGGATGACGCTGCCGTCCCCCTTGCCGTTCTTGCCGATCGCGTCAGTTCGCAACCATTTGCCCATCGCGAGCGACTTCGTCGGCACGACGGACACCGCCTCGCATGCCTTCATGATGGCCTCGTCCAGCGTCATGCGGCGCGCCTCCCTCGACGGAAGCGCGTCACCTCTCGCTCGATGAGGCCGTACTGTTCGGGCGTCACCAGACCGTGGGTGCAGGGAGCGTCATAGAGGCCGTACGGAAGCTTGGCACCGGGATAGATGCCCCGCCATATGCCATAGGCCCATTTTCGGGCGACGTGTTCGCCGTTGCGACTGTTGGAGAAGCAATAGGCGAGCGCAGCATTCCAGACGCCGCGGGGGTTCTTGAGACACTCGGCGCGCAGGCCCTTGCGGGGCCGGAAGGCCTCGCGGGTGGTCAACTGGACGTCGATCAGCTCGCCTTGGACGATCTGGATTTCGCCTCGGGCCGGGCGCTCCCAACCACAGGACGGGCAAGCCTGCTGGCCGGCATCCATTTGCGTTCCGCACTCCCCGCAGAACCGCTCTTTCTTGATCCTTTCGGTGGACTCGCGGACCTCGCTGTCCTTCTTCTGGGCGCTCGATAGGCTATCGACGCCATACTCGTAGAGCCATGCTGTGTCGTCGGCGAAGGACACGCAGTTGGCGGAGTGATCCAGCCAGAGACCGAACTCCTTGCCGGGAGC